GTTAGTTACAACTATAACAAGTTTAACAGAATTAGTATTATGACAAAGAAACTGAAAAAGAAAGACCTTCTTGTGTCAACTTCTGAGCCTTTCATTGTTCGTCATGCAAGGAATGAGAAGCACAACGAGGTGACAGTAGCAATGCTTCACTTGGCTATTCCTATCAGAGGTCTTGGTGCCCCCATAACACCAAGTATTATCGAGAGGGTAAAGCAGGTAGGTGTTGGCTTCCCTGACATTAACTTGCAGTTTAACTTCAAGCCTGATGCTCCTGCCTTCCTGTTCACAGTGAAAGGTAAGACTGAATGTCGTGGCACTGATACTCCTAATCAGGAGATTGGCGACATGGTAGCTATGGCTAAGGCACAGGCCAAGGCAGCTAAGGTTGCTGCTAGGGTAACTGCTGCTATCAGAGAAGAGCTGGAGGTCATGCAGGACAGGCTGACTGAGGCTGTTGGTCTGCTTGCTGAGTATGAAAGCAAGGAGTACAACTTCGTGGCTGAGGAGAAGTACATGAAAGTGCTTGAAAAGAGAGCTAATAAGGAGTAACTGATATGAAGCTGTTGATTGATAAGGCTGAATGTGATAGGCAGAATATTCCTATGTCTCTAGCCATGTATCTTGCTTCACTCTACCATAAGGAAATAATCACTGATGTCACTTTCCATGATGCTTGCAACAGGGGGCTAATGGAATATGATGGGTTTGATATGTTTCATCATCCCATCAATCCAAAGCTTACTCCAAAGGGTATTGAGCTTGTTGAGGGCTTATTCCTTAATAGTGAGTTCAGAAGGGAAGGAGAGACAAGAGATAGGTTTGATGACCTTGCAGTGAAATTGATGGAGTTGTACCCTGAAGGCAGAAAGAAGGGAAGTTCTTTGAATTGGAGAGAGACTGAGGGAGTAATATCTCAAAGGCTCAAGTCTCTTATGAAGAACAAGGATTTGAAGGCAAAACCTTTCACTGATGAGGAGGCTATAGAAGCAACCAAGAGGTATGTGCAGTCATTCAACGGCGATTATCAGTACATGCAAGTGCTGAAATACTTTATTATCAAGAAGAATCTAGAGACAGGAGAAACCTCTTCCCAATTACTTAGTTGGATTAAGAACAAGGGGGAGGAGGCTACTGATGTTAGCTGGATGGATAGTGTAAGATGAGCTTAAGAGAAGAAACCAATTCAGCATTAAAGGCAAGGAGACAAAGGTTGGTAGATGGAGGGGTGAACACAATTCCATCCCCATTTAGGAGATTCTCCCAAGATTTCCTTGGATGGGAGCAATCTACTTATTATATAGTAACCAGTTTTACGAAGGGCGGTAAAACGCAGCTTGTGTCCCATTTGTTATTTGATGCTATACTCTACTGCTATTACAATGGGGAAAAGACAGGAGTATCTATTAAGGTACTGTATTTCCCTCTTGAGGAGACAAAGCAGAGGATTATGACTAGGTTCTACTCTTGGCTACTACTCAGGCTCAAGAACATAAGGATAAGTCCATCAGACCTCAGAAGTTCAAACAATGAGAAACCTGTACCACCTGAGATACTTGACCTATTGGAATCAGAAGAGATTACCAAGATAGTAGATTATTTTGAGGAGCATGTAATCTTCTCAGAAGAGTCCAATCCCACTGGTATCTATAAGTTCTGTAGGCAGTATGCAGAGGAACATGGAAAGGTATTCACCAAGACTGTCAAGTACAAGGATGAATTAGGCATTGAGAAAGAGACTCAAGGCTTCAGTCATTATGTACCTGATGACCCTAATGAGTATGTCATTCCTGTAATTGATACAGTGAATCTTGTTGAATCTGAAAGAGGTTATACCAAGAAACAAGCCATTGATAAGTTAAGTGAGTATGCAGCTAAGTACATGAGGAACAGATATGGGCAATCCCCAGTCATCATCCAGCAACAGAATACTGACAATGAGTCAGTCGAGAGTGTCAGGTTTAACAGAACCAGACCTACAACAGCTGGATTGGGAGATAGCAAATATACTGCCCATGATGCCAATATTGTACTAGGCATATTCAGTCCTTTCAAGTTTGGACTAGACACCTATCTAGACTATGACATCAAGAAGTTCAAAGACCACTTTAGAACTTTGGAAGTATTAGTCAATAGGGATGGTGAGCTTGGAGGAATCATAGGTCTGTTCTTTGATGGTGCTACCTGTACTTGGTCTGAGTTACCTAGACCTGAGAATACTGCTGAGATGGGTAGAGTTTATGCCTATCTTAAAAGTATATACGCTAAACCTCAACCTGTTATGTTCTCCTATGGTAGGAGGCATAGAAGATTCTGCTTGTGTAGAGTAAGTAAATTCATTAAGGGCTTGCTAGGTAGGCAATAAATTGCTACCTTTGCAGCTTTGAACGAGAAGAAGTATGGCAAAGATTCTGATTTTAGCTAAGAGTGGCTTTGGTAAATCCACATCTATTGGTGAGATACCTGAGTTAGGTCTGAGGGGTCTTGACCCTAAGACTACCTATCTCATTAGTTGTGTGAATAAGCCTCTCCCCTTTAGAGGAGCCAACAAGAAGTTCGTTGTCACCACACCTGACAAGATTGCTGAGGGTAATAGAATAATTACCAATGATGCAGAGACTGTGGCAAAGGTGATAATGATGCTTGCTGACTCTCAGTGCCCATTCAAGAATATAGTGCTTGATGACATGAATTACATGGCTCAGGATTACTATATGAAGAACGCACTGAAAGGTGGATGGGACACACCTAAGAAGATTGGTTACAACACAGGTCTTGTCTTTGATGCCATCAATGCTGTTCCTGAGGACAAGAATATCATCTGTCTTGCCCACTATGAGGAATACAAGGACAAGAATGGTGACAGTATCTCCTATAAGTATAAGAGTACAGGAAATATGGTAGACTCGTATATTACCCCAGAGGGTAAGTTTGAGATTGTACTGTATGGAAAGTCATTCTTTGATGAAAAGGAGAAGAAGTCTATCAGGCAGTTTGTTACCAATGATGATGGAGTTTATCCAGCCAAGTCTCCCGTAGGTATGTTTGACCTTTACATCCCTAATGACTTAGGTCTTGTGGTTGATAAGGTCAAGGAATACTATGGATAGAGATAGATGCGTATTCCTCTTCAGTAAGGCTATGATGCCTGAGAAAGGTGGTTTGAACCAAAAGGAGACTGAGGAGGTCTTAACTGAATATGTCTGTGATAGAGGGTACAGTAACAAGAAAGACTATATACCACTGCTCATGGTTCAGTACAGTGATTAGTCTCACCTTCTTAACTGTGCCTTTGACTATTATAAGACGTTTTTTAACATTTGCACAATAGAAAAACCTCCTACCCCTAATGACCTAATGGGAAGAAGGCAAGTCATTTATATTTATTAAACAACATTATGAAAAAGGAATTTTCAAAGTTTTTCATTGCTAACCTCAAGAGGACTGCTCAGAGTGTAAGCCCTCTGGTAAGGAGAAAGCAGAAATTGCAGGTAGAGATTGCCGAGAGAGAAGAGGAGCTTAACTCCATTCAGATTCAGATTGATGGCTATCAGGCTCCTATTAAGGAAGCTACTGGTGGCTTCACCACTGAAGACCTCGTTGAGAGAGTAGTTGAGGCCACTGATAAGCTGGACAAGGATGGCAAGCCCATCAAGGTCACTAAGTGGAACCTCAAGTTCCCTGAGACTGTTGTTCCTGCACAGGACATCACAGCAGAGCCTGCCGACAATGCCCCTGCTGGGGAAAATGAACAGGAAGCTGGCACTGAAGCTCCTGCTGAGACAGAAGAACCCGCAAACATTGACTAATACTTTCTGCGACTATGGCATTTAGTAGTGGTCAAGTGAGTACTGAGGGTGGCAGTATCAAGAGATACATTGGTGTAGCCAGTGTATTTGTTCTTGCTGTCAACCCTAGCAAGGAGGAATTGGAGAAGCTGTATGGACGCAGCCTTGACAATGCCCCTGAGTACATAGGTGAAACAGAAGTTGGTCCTGAAGGTAATAAGACAAAAGTGCCTCAAGTCAGAATAGACTTCATTGTCAAAGCTGACCCTGAGAAATATCTTGATAATCAGAACCAGCCTCTCGACTTTATCAGTAAGGTATCTCTGTATCTCACAAAGAGCTACAGGATAGGTGCTAATTCAGGTAAGTATCAAGTGATAGACAAGTATGGTAGGACTGCTTGGGCAACTAAGGAGGACATACAGGCTAAGAGGATTCCTCAGTATGCCAATGGCCCTGCCAACATTGATGCTGACTACAGACCTGCCTATATAGGTGAGGAAGAGCTGATTGGCTTCTTGAAGGCTTATCTGAATATCCCAAGTGTAGAGAAGTGGGAGAACAAGAAGGTTGTAGGACTTATTGACCATCCTGAGGATGCTGAGGCTATGCTTGAGCATCTTGATGATTACTTTAAGGGGGACTTCAAGGAACTCAGGGAGATTATAGGTTTCCAGCCTAACAACAAAGTAAAGGTTCTCTTTGGAGTTAAGAACACCGATGACAACAAGCAGTATCAGACTGTCTATAGCAAGATGTTTATGAAGAATAACATCACTGACTATAGCAGACTTGATAAGAGTGTCAAGGAGACTCAGGAGGCAGGTGCAATGCAGAATGTAGAGTTCGATTGCACAGAGCTGCATGAGTATGTGGTGGAAAGCTCCAACTTCCCTCAGCAGGGTGGAGGTGATATGCCCTTCCCTCCTGCACAGGGTGTAACACCTTGGGGTGGCGGCAGTAACTAATTCATAAAAGATATAACTATGTTCAGCGCAGGAAAAGACTCTGTATCATTTGAGGAGATTAAGAAGCAAGTGTCTGATGCAGAATTGGCATCATTGTATTTAGGCATAACAGAAGTGCCTTGTATTATATCTAGTCCTTTAAGAAGGGATAGAAGACCTAGCTTTGGTTTATACTCTAATGATGGTGTGAGGATTTACTGGGTTGACCTTGCTACAAAGGAGAGAGGAGGTATGTATGACCTCCTCTCTCAAATGTGGCATTGCAACTACAAGGAAGTCCTCATTAGAATTAAGCAAGACATTAACAGGTTTCGTCAGGGAGCAAAGGTCAAGAATTATGTGCCTTGTGCTGTTAGGGATACGGCTACATCAAGAAGTAGCACAGAACTACAGTGCAAAGTCAGAGAGTGGAGGCAATATGACATTGACTATTGGCAATCCTATGGTGTACCCTTGGAGTGGCTTAAGTATGCAGAAGTCTATCCTATATCCCATAAGATAGTAGTCTCAGGTAAAGAGAGATATGTCTATGGGGCTGACAAGTTAGCTTATGCTTTTGTGGAGCATAAGGATGATAAGGTTACTTTGAAGATATACCAGCCCTTAAACAAGGCTGGGTACAAGTGGGCTAACAAACATGACAGGAGTGTCATTAGCCTATGGAGTAAGATTCCTGAG